CAGACCAGCAGCGTAGATGGTATGACTTTGTACGCTATCTCCGAAATGACCCAGGAATATCTGGAGTTACTACAGCAGAAAAATTAATTGACTTTATTGACATGCATACCGAGGTTTGAGATGAACATAGACGAATACAAAAACCGTATCAATAGAGCCCATACCGTCACTGGTGTTCCTTCTTATTGGGAAGAACTTCAAAAGATGACCGAAGAACGTGATTCTCTACTTCGTCAAGTAGACGAACTTCAGGCAGAAGTTTCTCGCCTATCGCAGATTGCAAAATACTAATGACTAAGCAGAGAATGTTCTTGGACATATCGTGCGTTGATGCTGCTCGTCAGAGAATTCGCCATGTCTATGACAACTTTGACACTGTATGTGTCCAGTTTTCTGGTGGAAAAGACTCAACTGCCGTCTTGTATCTTGCTAAAGAAATTCACGAAGAGCGCGGTCTTGGTCCTGTAAAAGTAATTTTCAGAGACCAAGAAATGGTTAGTCCGCTCGTTCATGACTATGTCAATAAGGTCAGACAGTACGACTGGGTTGACATGGAGTGGTACTGCCTTCCGTATCCGCAAGAAGTGTGGGTTCTTGGTGTTAGGGAAAATATCCTTTCATGGGATTCTTTTAGAAAACGAGAAGGTCGTCTAGTTAGAGAAATGCCAGAATGGGCAATTCATGCTGGACATTTCGGTCTTCCTGGTGACGAAGTGATGCCAGAAGGCATTGACTACTACACAATGCAGGGAAAGACTGGAAGCATTGCTTTCATAACTGGAGTCAGGGCAAACGAATCAATGGTTCGGTATAGGTCGCTAGTTCAGAAGATACATGAAAATTACATCGTCTCTCCCTATAAAATGAAAAAGTCAATACCTCTTAAATTTGCTAAAGTCATTTACGACTGGCAAATGGATGATGTTCTTAAATTCATATCAGAAGAGCACGATGCCGAGTACTGCGAGTACTACGACCTTGCCGCCATGACCGGCTCCAATACCCGAGTTGGCGTACCATTGCACGCAGTGGCCATCAGGCGCATCGGTGACCTAGTTGCAACAGAGCCAGGCTTCTATGACACCCTTTGCGACATATGGCCCAACATTGACGCGCAGAGGCGCTGGTGGCCGGATTTTAATATTGAGAAGTTTATTGAAAGTTATGCAATTGATGGTTTTGAAGGTGCTAAACGCTGCATTAACGAAAACATGCTTGACGAGATTGACAAACGACGCGCTCGGGCGTATACGGCAGATTTTAGAAAAAAGCACATCAAGGACCCATACTCATACCCAATCAACTGGCTTATTAGAAACCTGATTCTTAATGAGATAACAGTTTCCGCAGCAGCACCAGTGGGGCCAAAAACTAAAGCACATACACTTAGGGCGAAAGCAGCCGAGCAGGAGTTAAATAATGAACAATATTGAGATGGTTCCATTCTCGGAGTTACAAGTGGCCTCATTTAAGGCTACGTACATGCTGCGACCTGACCTTCTTGCGCTTTCTAGGTCTTTGATGGATTTTGGGTTTATGTTGCCAATAGTTGTACAAAAAGACACAAATATCATTATTGATGGAAACGAGCGATTTATGCTTGCTACCAAAAACAAGCACGTAAAGAGCCTCATGAAGGATGATTGTCCTGTCATTTATGTTGAATGCGACAGTCTTGACGCTCAATTCATGCATCTTAGGCTTAACCGTTCTCGGGGAAATCTTCTTGCTAAGCCAGTATCTAGCATTGTTAGGAATTTAATTAATTCAAAAAAATACTGTAAAGAAGATTTTCAAGAACTCCTACAGATGCATCACGACGAGTTTCACTTAATGCTTGATGGGTCCCTGCTTAAACATCGTAAAATTTCAGAACACAACTATTCTCGTGCATGGGTTCCAGTTGAAGCAGACGCGAAAGCAACGGAATTACAGGTCGCTATTGAGCGTCCACCAAATGCCGATAGGTGATTAATGGTACAATTTGCCGAGCACCCAATTCAAGGAGTTAAGTAATGGACGTACCAAAAACTGGTTTTTTAAGAAGAGTTCTAGGAGCCGAACGCGCCGGCCGTGTTCGCCGTACTGCTCGCTCCATTCTCCAGACAGGTCGCAGGCGCTTGGGTAGAGGCGGCGTTCAGGGCGAACGAGCCAGAGACATTGTAAGAGAAGGTGGTCGTGCCATCTTCCGTCGTGGTCGTCCTGGAAGATAATAGACAAATCCCCAAGGGGTAAACAATGCTAGTTGAAGTACGAGACCTCGTAACATACATGGACATATCGCTGTCCCTTAGGCAGCAAGACGCTGCTGAAATTGTGCTGTCCGGACTTCAAAGCGAATTAGAATCATACCTAAGAAGACCAATTGAAGTGGTTGAGTTTGTTGAGGAGTATAAAGTTCCCACTACTCACAACGCCATACCAATGTCTTCATTTTTTTACCAAAGTAGTCTTGAGTCTTCTTTTTATACCGCCAACGGCAACTCAAGTCAATCTTCAATGAACTACGCAATGCCGCCAGAAACTATCTATCTGCGTAATTCTCCCGTTGCCCGAGTATTAAGTGTTCAGATACAAAACCAATGGACAACACCTACATACCTGGGTGAAGCGGTGAGCAGGGAAGCAACTGTTACCTCGGCGGCAAAGGTTGGAACAAAAATAACTTTTACTGCCGCTAATCACAAATTTACAGTCGGTCAGTATGTGACTGTTACGGGCATTACGCCTATTGGTTACAATGTTCTAAATAAAAAAATTACAGAAGTTACTACAAATACGTTTGTTGTTGTTGTTGAGGCTGGCGCTTTATCCGCCTATGTTTCTGGAGGTTTTGCAGAGGCAATAGGTAGCAACTACACAGTAAGAAGATACGGAATAGACATTTTCAACATTGTTGCTGACGATACTGTAACGATTACCTATGAGGCCGGATTGGATGGAGCCTCAATACCAGTATTCAAACTTTTGATTCTCAGAGCAGCAACTAGGGAAATGCAGAACATGCATGATGACGTTGTCGGTATTAAAGACCTAGAGCCAAGAAATGTCGCTCCACTTGAAACAGGATTTACCGACAGAGAACTAATGTCTGTTAAAAAATACAGAAGAGTCAGGGTTGCGTAAAATGCGCGTACGGGTTGAAGTAAACACGAACGATGCACAGGAACTCCTGCAAGACGTAAGAGACAGAGTGGAAGACTTGCGCCCTGTTTTTAGAAGAGCAAAAAAAGATTTATCAGACATCTACACAAAACATTTCTTATCTAACGGCAGTGGTAAATGGGCTCCGTTAGATGCTGAATACGGAGCATGGAAGTCTGTTCGTTTTCCGGGTGCGCCAACACTTGTTAGGTCTGGTGGCTTGTTTAAAAGTATTGAAACATTTTCAGTTAGCGAAATAAATCGTCAATCAGCAAGATTTGGTACCGACGCACCAGTAGCGAAATTTCACCAATACGGAACATGGAGCATGCCAAAGCGTGAGATTATTTTTGAGCCACCGATGTTTGCAAAGAAACTGGCTAAAGACGCTGAGCGATACATTGCCGAGGGTAACTAATGGAACTGATGTACGGTGCTCAATTTGCCAAGGATTATGTTAATTCTTACCTCAGTGATGATATTCCTATAAGAATTATTGACTACAGAAACGGTTGGAATGCAGACGACGAGCAACTCCCGACTCCAGTCAAGTTTCTTACTTACGAGCCGATTGCTTTAGACGAATGGCCAACAATAATAACCGTTGTCATGTCAACCAACAGGATTGAAAGAATTGGATATTCTGGCTCAAACCCCCTCTACAGGGTTAACTACACAATGCGCACCTACGTATGGGTTAGAGATGTTGGTTCCGCAGAAACAACACTAATGAGAGACAGATTCACGACGGTCGTTAGGTCGGCTCTTTTAGATTACCCATGTCTAAAAGCAACAGACCCACAAGAAACGTTTCGCTTGCAGATAGACGAAGGCTCAATGCAGGAACAATTTTCTGACTTAACGCTCCTCAAGGGGGACAGAGTCCTTGCTGGGGCATACATATCTTATGACTTATCTATTGACGAAGTTGTTGACAGAAGACCACTCGCTGATGCATCTTCTGTTGTAATTGAATTTAGTAATCTAGACTTAACGCCGTAAATAGTGATGTACACTAATTAAAGTCAATCAGGAGCAAAAATGACCCATTCACACAAAGTTGAAAAAATCAAAGGCCAATCCGACTTTGAAAATCACGGCTCTGGACATATTGTTGTCAAGAATATTTCCGGAAGAAATATAACTATTGGTTTGCCCCCTGTTTTGCTGTATCCGGAGGATGAAGCATTTGCTTGCGACGACAACCCGGAAATCCTTTTTGCCATAAAGTCTTACAAACTTGAAATTGTCAAGACAGAAGAAACAAAAGAAAAATCCAAAAAAACAAAAATTGAAGAAACAAAAGTTGAAAAAGTAAAAGAAGAAACTTTAACAACAGTTGCAGATTCTACCGAGCAAGTTTCTGTACAATTAGACTTGCCAGACGACAGTAAGACGCTTAACAGCGACGAACTTTAAGACACGGAGGTCACATGCCAGGCGTAACAATTACTACAGCAGTTAGAACAGGTCCTACAAGCACAACAGTGCGCGCTTCGTCGCAGGCATTTTTCGTTGGACTCGCTGAGCGCGGTCCTGCTGATGAGGCAGTTCTCGTAACAAGCCTTGCAGAGTTTGAAGAAACATTCGGTGGATATGTAACATATGCATACCTTCACCCAACCGTTCAAACCTTCTTTGAAGAAGGTGGCACACAGTGCTACATCGCAAGAGTCGTAGGACCTGGCGCAACTTCGGCACAAGTCCTTCTTAACGTAGGTGGTGTAGGTGGTGCTAACTGTATTCGCCTTACGGCAAATGGCCCTGGTACATGGGCACACGATATGGATATTGAAGTTGTTGCT